GTACAACCCTGATGGCCTTAACCCCTGTCGTCAAATCGCAATTTCCAAACGTCCCCGACGTGGCAGGCGTGCCTAAACTCAAGCGCAGTGGCACAAGCAAGATTAGTCGCGCGATCTTGGGTAAAATTGAGAGCTATTTGTGGGATCGACTGACGGCAGGGTCGCGGTGGGGGATTTACACCAAAGACGGCAAACTGTTAGTCGAAGCCGACACTGTCATGGAGGTGACGTACAAACAGCAGTCGCGTATCTCTAATTATCCGGTGCAGGCAGGGGCGTTTGCGTCATACAACAAAGTTGCCACGCCTTACGAAGCCACGGTCATCTTGTCCAAAGGCGGCGGCTTAACCGCACTAGGCACAATCGGATCACTGCTCACCGGTGGCGGCCTTGCGGGAGAGTCTGAGCGCAATCGTGGTGATTTTTTGACAGCCATTGAAGCGGCAGCGGCATCGCTTGAGTTATACCACGTCGTCACCCCTGAGCGGACATACATTAACGCCAACATCCAAAGCATTGATTACATGCGCAGTCAGACCAACGGTGCGCGCCGGATTGAGGTGCGTGTTAATCTGTTGGAAGTGCGCGAGACTATGCCGCGATACGTCAAAACAACTTTAGCATCAAGCGCACAGACAACCATTACTAACCCGCAAAGCCCGACAGCCGCACCGACAGTGAGCATTGGTCGGGTGCAAATCCAAACGCCTGATCTTGGTCTAGCGTCAGGTATCACGCAGTCACTGGGGTTATGATATGCAAGTCATCCCGATCCAACCCCTACCCTCACAGCAGTTGAGCTTTGTTGCTGCAAATCAACAGTGTGTTATGACGCTATACGTCAAGGGCGACAACCTGTACTTTGATTTGACTGTTGGTGGTAGCGTGCTGTGCCGTGGCCGCATGATACGCAACGCTGTACCAATGCTAAGGGCTGAGTACAGCGGTTTTGTCGGTGATTTTTTTATCGTTGATCTTGAAGGGGGAAATGATCCCGTGCACACCGGATTAGGCAGCCGATACCGATTGGTATATATGGAGGTCTGATGAGCAGTTTTACTCAAAAAAAGATCAACATCACGCTAGTGCTAGACGCAGATCAGTTTAGCGACGGATCAAACACGCTGCTGCTCACCGGCCATCGAGTGCTCGCTGAGATTAAAAACGTGGGGGCGTTTGGTCAAGGCACGATGTCAACCGTCAAGATATTCGGCATGGCGCAGTCAGACATGAATCGCCTAAGCCTACTGAATTTTAACGCTTTAGCGGTGCGCCGTAACAAAATCATCGTGTCAGCCGGTGACGACAAAATCGGCATGTTTGATGTGTTTGCAGGTCAGATTATTAACGCATGGGCAGATTATTCGGGCATGCCCGAAGTAGCATTGGTTATACAGGCTAACCCTGCATATTATTGGCAAATTGCCACGGCTGAGCCGACTAGCTACCCCACCATTATTGATGCAGGGGTGGCATTGGCTGATCTAGCCCGACGCATGGGCATGACGTTTACAAACAACGGCGTTAAAAAGTTTCTGACCACGCCCTATTTGTCGGGCAGTCTGATTGATCAAGCCCGAGCTATCGTCAAGGCCATTGATGCAATTATGATTATTGACGGCGACAGCATGACGATCACTGAGCAAGGCTTGCCGCTTGCCGGTGAGATACCTTTGATTAGTGCCGACACCGGATTGATCGGCTATCCCGCGTGGAGTCAAAACGGCATCACGATATCGACCTTATTTAACCCCGCCATCAAAATGCAAGGGCAGGTTGAACTTGAAACCGACATTGACATTGCCAAAGGTCGATGGATTGTGCTTGCCTTGTCGTATCGCTTAGAGTCAGAAAACCCAAGCGGCGCATGGTTTTGTCAAGCTGAGCTAGGGAGGTTTGGTAATGCAATCACAGCCCTCTAACGCCGGACAGGCAGGCCTAGCGACAACATTTGATGAGGTGACGCGCCTACAGTTTGTTGTCGGTCAGATGATTGCTGAGATGCAGACCGTCGCGCTTGTCGAGGTGGTGGGCGTGTCAAACGATGGCGGCGTATCACCTGTCGGCACGGTCGATGTACGTCCGCTCGTGCATCAGATGGCGGGCAATCGCACAGCAGTACCGCACGGCATTATTTACAAAATCCCATACATGCGCCTACAAGGTGGAGCAAATGCCATCATCTTGGATCCACAGGTGGGCGACATTGGCATGTGCGGCTTTTGCAGTCGAGATAGCTCGACGGTTGTGGCCACTCGTAGGGCGGCATTACCAGCCAGTCTGCGCAAGTACAATTGGTCTGATGGTTTATACATCGGTGGGTTTTTAAATGCCGTGCCGACGCAGTACATCCGATTTAGTGCCGATGGGATTGATGTTGTGACACCGAAGTTAGCCATCTCTCAAGATGTTTTCGTCGAAGGGTCGCTATCTGTCGAAAAAAACGTGTCGGCGGGGACGGGTGCGTCGGGGTCTTTTGTGTCGCTAAGTGGTCAAGTCGTTACGGTGGCGAACGGGATCATTATCAATATCGTATGAGGTGCGTATGAGTGCGGTTAATACTGGTTACATTGATGCGCTGATTGATCAAATCGAGTCGGTCGGCAGTTGTGCAAAACTACAAGAGGTGGCAGCCAAGATTCTTGGCGAACTTAGCGACCAACTCACTGATATGCAAGATAAGCTTGCTGAATTTTTGCCATTGGTTGATCTGCTGGATGCCCCGACCAGTCCAGACGATGTTGTTGAGTGGATACAAAGCCTAATTGACAAGGTGATTAGACCAATGACGATACCAGCATCCACTTATCAATTGCAAATTACAGCGCAACTTGCGGCGATAGCTCGGTTGACATCAGTTATCAATGATAAAGCCGCCGAATTTACTGATTGCAGCGTGACGCCATGAGTACGTTATTGCTTGACACCGACACATGGGACTTGGTGGTTGATGCTGCGGGCAATATTGCGGCAGCAACCGCCCCATACGCCGTTGCTCAAGATGTTGCAAGCGCGGTCAAGTTGTTTGTAGGCGAATTGTGGTACGATGCAAACAAGGGCGTGCCGTACTTTGATCAGGTTTTAGGTCAACTACCACCCCCATCGCTGCTGCGGCAATTGCTTGCCAACGCAGCAACAACCGTCCCCACTGTCGTGAGTGCCAATGTCGTGCTAAATGCGATGGAAAATCGGCAAGTTACGGGGCAAATCCAATTTACAACCGAATCGGGGGAGGTGGGTAGTGTCGGGTTCTAGCAGCGTCCCCAATATTGAATTTACGCCCGAAGGCTTGGTGCTGCCATCCGATCAGGATATTTTGGCAGGTGTGCAAGCTGATCAAAATGCGGCGTTTGGCTTACAACTCAACCCCGCGCTTGAGACCCCACAAGGGCAGTTAGCAAGCAGTACTGCCGCCATCATCTCAGACAAAAACGCCACGATTGCTGAACTTGTCGCGCAGGTTGATCCCGACCTAGCAGATGGTTTTATGCAAGATGCAATCGGGCGGATTTACTTTTTAAACCGCAATCCTGCTGTGCCGACCAACGTCGAGTGTCAGGTTGGCGGTGTGGCGGGTACGGTCATCCCCGCCGGATCGCTTGCTATCGACACGTCAGGCAGTATTTACGCATCCACGGGCGCGGTGACGCTTGGCATTGACGGCACAGCCACGGCTAACTTTGCCAATGTAGTCACCGGTGCTATCGCTTGCCCATCGGGTACGCTTAATCAGATCTATCGGGCGGTGATTGGGTGGGAAACCATTGATAACGCTGATGATGGCGTGTTAGGTCGACCCATCGAATCACGCGCCGAGTTTGAATACCGCCGCCGACAGTCGGTGGCGCTGAATGCTCATGGCACGGTGCAAGCAATTTATGCGGCAGTGTTTGATATTGACGGCGTATCAGATGCGTATGTGATTGATAATCCTTCAAACGTTGCGGTCACACGCGGATCGACAAACTACGAATTGGCAGCCAATTCCGTATATGTGGCCGTGGTCGGTGGCGACGATCAAGAGATTGCCGAGACCATTTGGACTAAAAAAGACTTAGGGTGCTCGTATAACGGAGATACCGAAGTGACCGTATACGACACCACTTATGATTTTCCATATCCAGAATATGTCGTCAAGTTTCAACGCGCCGACCCCACGCCCGTGCTGTTTAACGTCAAAATCGCTCGTAACACTGCCCTGCCATTCAATATCCAGCAATTGGTCAAAAATGCCATCATTGCGGGTTTTACCGGTTCTGATGGCGGGTCACGCGCTCGCATTGGCGGTAATATCTTGGCAAGCCGTTATTATGGGATTATCTCAGCCATATCCCCGATTGTGCAGATTTTAGAGATTTTGGTGGGCATTACGACAGCCACTAATAACTTAATATCAATCGGTATTGATCAAGCCCCGACAATTGACGAATCCGATATTGTGGTGGAGATTATCTAATGCTTGATCACCGCCGAACTGTCATCAGCCAATACGCCAACAGCCCGACCATTTTGCAGTTAATCGACAGCATGAATGGTTATATTGACCCGCGCGCCGATCTTGAAATGTTTTACGATTATGTGTGGAATGTCGAAACTGCGCAGGGTTTTGGTCTTGATATTTGGGGCAAGATTGTCGATGTGTCGCGGACGTTTCGGTATTTAGATAATCAGGAATGCTTTGGTTTTG